CTCTGTTGATGAGTTTTAGTTTCTCTGCCTCAGCAGTCAACTTCTCCTTCAACGGAACAGATAGTAATCGTTTTGCACCTTCTGGTTCTACATTATTATTTTCACACACTTTGAGTATTGCACTCATTATGTCCGTCTTATTACCTACAAGCAATCTTTCCACTTGTTCTGTAAATTCTTTTCTACTAATCATTAAGACCGCCGAGACTAAAGAAGTACTCTGTACCACCCTTTCTGTCACTGAACCAATCTTCGTATACATCCATTGTATCGGCCTCTGTTAGTATTTCAAAGATAGCATCACTCTTCATTTGACCATCGTAGTCACCTTGAAGTAATTCTGTATCTTCTTCTAGTCCACCAGATTCAATGTACTCTCGTACTTCATCTTCGGTTACACCACATTCTTCTAACCATCCACTATCGATGTGTTTTTCTTTTTTGACATAAACGGTATGGTCTTCCGTCACAATCATAATTATATCACTCATAAATTTTCTCCGAATTTACTTTCTCTGAACCATAAGTTAAATGCATACTTCTCTCCTTCGAGTACAGGCAAACCTGCATGTTGAGAAAGAAGTTCTCGTTTTGTGGTATCTGGTTCGACATTATACCATATAACGACTGTGCCTTGTTTGGGTTGAACATTAACCCCTAATCTATTAAATCCTGTTTCACCACCTTTGGGTACATCTCTAAGATAACCTAATGCAGTGATTATTCTTTGACCACCTTGTTGACTAACATACTTTTCATTGTATTGGTCGTCACTTTTGTCAAATGAGTCCCAATGATAATCGTATTCTTGTCCTACTTCGTAATGCACAACTTGAAATGGTTCGGCATTCTCTAATGGCATACGAACCGTATCTGATAATCTTTGTGCTACATTGAGTATAACATCATTGGTGTTATGTGGCAACCAGGTATTTGAACCTGTTCTACCTTTAATGAATTGTCCTTCACCATCATTACTAACAACCATAGATGGTTGCATAGTCTGTAAAGAATGTTGTAGAATGTGTTCACATTCATGTTCAGTCATAAAGTCAGGTATGACACTCACCATATGCATGTCATTATGATGAATGTTAATCATACGCCGTAAAGGTTCTTGTATTGTTCTCTGAGTTGATATAGTTCATCAACATAGTCTTGAGGTTGTGCCTCAAAGATTTGAAATGTATTCATGCCTTCAACACCAACTATTGCAGTTATGTTATCAACAGCATGACCTGTTAGTTCTTCTACCATGATTGCATATGCAGTCATTTGTATATACCATGGTTTCGCCATGTATTCTTTTTTAAGTTTAGCAGAAGATTTAAAATCAATGATTGATAATTCATTCTCCCATAACCCTACACAATCAACACGACCTGCCATTCTAAGTTCGTTAGAGTATAGAGGTGCTTCGAGGGCGATTGGTATAATCTCATCTAGTACAGGTTGTACTGCCTTAAACATTCCTTCTTGCAGTACATTCTCAAAGATAATTTCTTCTTTCTCTCTTCGTAAGTAATCTTCTACATGTTGATGAAACTTAGTACCACGAGTCGTTGCCTTCTTGGTAATCTTATTTGCCTCTTCAGCGCCTACTCGTTCTCTCCATAACTTAATATGTTCTCTGTTAAGTAGACCTGTCACTGTTGTCACTGAGGGATATTTAATCTCACCAGCATCGTCTGTATAGAATCTTTTACCATTCTCCGATATTGTATTGAGTTGTATACTTTCTAATTCGTGCAAGTCGCACACTGGTGCTGTATTCATAATTTACTTTCCTTTCTTTTGATTCTGTAGTTTGATATGTTTCTTAACGATATCTCGTGTCTTTGCTTCTTTGACTCCTATACCATTATATCTTCTATCAACATCTGAACCTGGGTATGCCTTACCTACATTTGATAAGACTTCTTTAAACCCACCATCAATTTTAACCCTATCGCCCACACCACCTGTCGTTGGGGGTGCAGTAAGTATAACTTGTTTTAGATGTGGGTTATCTTTTTTGAATTGTTCTAGTTTGGTGTAAGACATGATTCGTTCTTCTATGCAACCAGTCTCTGAGTTTTCGAAATCGTATGCAGGCATTATATGGGGTTTCCTTCTATCGTTTTTTCAACAAGTTCTCTGACTTGTTTTTCAGAATACCATAGACCACTATACATTTGTGTGTGGTCTTTCCATTCTACGATGTATCTTTTGTAACCGAAAGGTCTATCTGAGAAGATTCTCACATCACCATAATTTTCTACTAATACTCTCATAACATAAACTGTGGGACATCTCGTTTGGTCCACTTGGCAAAGTCTGCCTTGTATTCTTTGTAGTATTTATGATACGCTGAAAGCGAGTCATTTACAACCTTGACATCATCTGGCATACATTGTGGTGGTTCTACCCACTCACCTAGTTTGCAGTTGTTTGGTATATTGTTAAGTACATCTCTGAGTTTGATATCAGTTAGATGTTCTCTGTTGTATCGATAGGTGTACTCGTCACATAGATTAGTAAACATATCATATGCATACTGATACTGAATTGCATTTTCACGAACCCACCTTGTAGATGGATGATTGATATGAGATGCTTTGTATAGTACATCGTCTAGTGAATTATCTGACATACGCCACCTTTGAATCTTACGACCATTCTTAGATAGACCATAGTACGATTCGCCGTCTAACATACGATGTGCTGTTGATAACATTTGTGCATACTCGATAATCATCTTGACCACATGTTTGTCACAATGTAATGTAGCAGACACTTCTGGTTCTTTGTGTAAGTAAAATAAATTCATAGTTCTTTTATCTCCTGTAATATACCCTCAACATTCGGCCATGCAAGATAACCGATAACATCATGAGTGATAGGAGTATGGTAACATAAAGCGCCGTCACTGTCAAGTACCGCAAGTTCCCAAAGACCATCTTTTCCGCCATAACTGAAATCATGTTTAACCACACTAGCGCCATACCCATTTGGGAATCCATAGATGTGTTGAACACCTGTATCTAGGTATTCTGTATTAGTTAAAAATTCTCTCATATTATTCTCCTACTTATAAAATATGTGGTCAGTTATTTGCACGGTTTCATTCAATGTTTCTGCCCAATATGGTTCAACCCATAAGTTGTGGTAATGTGTTGCACCCTCTGTAATATCTGGATACTTGCCATAGATTACATCTTGTGCAATGAGATACGATTCGAAGAATGTATCAGTATCTAAAGGTTCGTCTGACTTACCATCACAAAACCAACTGAACTGACATTGATTACGAACAGGCACTTGTTTGCCTTTCCAATTCTCACGCCACTTTGTTTGGTAGACTACACCACAAATATCTTTAGGGTATGCACTATGTTCCATACGATTGAATACAACATGTGCAACTGCAACTTTACCTGCAAGTGGTTGATTACCTGCCTCAAAGTAAATGTTCTTTGCAAGACAAACAACTTCACCGTTTTCATCTGACGCCATAACTTGCATACTCATAGCACCACATAGAAACCCTAAAAACGCCCCTAAGCAAAAACTTATATATCTCATCTTCATATTAATACCCACTGGTTGTATGTGCATACTCTTCTGGACAATCCTTTGTACCACATACACATGTATCTAACTCTAGTTCACCTTGAAAAGGATTCATATCATTAGCATTGGTTGTTCCGTAAGTTGCAAGATTGATAATCTCATCTGCTGATAACTTACCACCTGTACATTTTGCAATTAACATTGCACTCTCATAACTAAGCTGCATAGCATCTCTCCCCATTGTAATTTTCTCCGTTCTGATTGTAGTTGTCAAGTATCATATCGACAACCTCAGTAGCATAGAACGATGTACCACCGATATTCCACTGACACTCTTCAGTAGGAATTCTGCCATATTTCCAGGCATAGATAGTGACTGTTTCATATTCCCAATCATCTCTATCAATCTCTTCGATACAATTTGCATCGTACCATTGTGCATCGATAACCCATTCACACGAGACTTTCTCGTATGGGTCACCATCTGTATAGGTCGGAGGACCTAACACTTCTAACAACCTTTGGTAGGTGGTTGTCTTGTAACCTTTCAAAGATGTCCCACCTGATGTCATATCAGGACTAAGGACTTCATAGTTTCTAATTATCATAATATATCTCCTATCTTAAATAATCTGGACCGTACATTCTTGATGTACCTGGTTTGATTTCGTAACCCTCGTAAAGATTACCCCTTGGTTTGTTTAGAGCAGGCGTTGCCCAACCAGCAGCCTTTAACACATCACCAACTTGGAACTTATTGTTGCCTATGTTGATGAACCCCCATACTGAACGAGATTGGTTATCTTCTACTGTAAATATTTTAATGTATTTTTTGCCGATTGAATAATCGTGTGTTAAGGTATCACGAGTGTGTTTCCACTGCATGTGATTCGCATGAGTTATGTCTTCACATAAATTCTCAACTAGTTCTACTAGTTCTACTGCTTTTGCTTCTGCAACATTCTTCTTCATAGTACTTCTCCCAATAATATTAATACTGTAATACACACTAGAGGTTGAATGAAGTCAGCATCTAGTAGTCCGTTTTTTCTAATCATTTTTATCATGGATCCAGTATACAAAAAAGTGACACCCATTGTCAACCCTTTAGGTCTAAATAACCTAACAATGCCTTTCGTTCATCTGAGGTGAGTGACCCAACATCATTGAATCTAGTCCATGTTGTGCCTGCTGTGACCATCTTATTGCCTGCCGTGACGGCTGCATTCCAGAGTAGGTCATCTTTTGGGAATAATTTGTTTTCTTCGCATAGGGTTATCATCTCCCTACCAATCTTAACTATTTTTGCTACTGCCGGTGAATCACCGTAGTAGGACATCTTCTTACCTTCGTTTAATACTTTCACAAGAACTCCTTTGTTCATTAATTTAAGATACTAGTGTATCAAAAAATGAGGTCTGGAGTAAACCCTTTTTTAGATTTTCTTTTGCAAGTCGTCTAGTTCTTTGAGTTTCGCTGTGAGTATATCTAACCTGTTGGGCCAGTAGATATAGTCCTTGTCTGAATCTTTAGCAAGATTCTCTAGTAGGGGTCTGATAAAGTTATCTAGTTTGTTGATAACTTCAGTTGCTGTTGTGGTCTTCTCAACTATCTTAGTGTCAACAGATGCAAGTTCATCTGCATCCATAGCTGTAAAACCGAAGTCGTTGTAGTCTATTTCTGCCATAGTATTATTTAGTGAATCTCTCCATGTCTCTTAGAGTTTCTTTATCACTTTGTATGTTCTGATAATTAGCATGTGCCTGTAGAGTCACATCTGCAATCTCGTAATCTGGATAAGATGTAATCAGTTTGTAAATCAGACCTGCGACATCTTGGTGTTTAACACTAGGTAGGTTTTCATGGTTTAGTAATCCCAAGTTGATTGTGGTCATCTTGTATCTCTTCTTAGAGTTGTATTGTAGATTGTTTGCAAGATGGTTGAGTTGTGCCTTCTCAGATGAATACATATAACCCTTTGATATATTTGGTTGGGCTGCACGACTGGAGATATTGATAATGAATTTTGTCTTCTCGCCTTCCCATGCTTCATGTGTAATGTTTAGAATCTCTGTCTGGTCTTGATGTGCAAGATTGATTAGAACATCGCATGGTCTATGCCCATTATATATCCAACAATTAGTTCCGTTCATGGTAATGTCGTCACACCTAATCGGCGTCACTTCAATTGTATCACCTCGATGAGGTGTTGCTTCAAGTGTGTCTTTGATTATCTTTGCAAGACCACTAGTTCCTGTTATTGCTACTCTCATAATATTCCTTCACTATATTAAACGATGGTTTGCCAAATAGTGAACCATCTACACTACATTTATTACAAGGAGACATACTTCTATCTCCCTTCATTAATTTTTTACGAATCTTTGTCATGGGTTTACTGAACCATACATCGTGTAAACTATCTTGTAATAGATTACCAACAACATGTTCTCTACCCCAATCGTTAGAACAGAACAACACATCACCGTTCCAGTCAACAAACATTTTGTAGAAAGGGTAATGACAAGGCTTACCTTTTAGATTCTCTATACTATCATCTTCGATGCCGACCCAATCTACAACACCACTACGATTGTTTAATATGAGTCCGTGTTTCTCAAAGTCTCCCCAATGCATACGATACTTGTATTGGTCTTCTCTCACATTCGACATCATCTTCTCGAAGTGTTCCATTTGTTCTATGCCATCATACAGATTGATGTAGAGTAAATCTAAACCTGCACGATATAATTTGTGTGCATAGTCTTCTGTTAGTTTATCACCATTGGTGTTGCACTCAAGTGTGGCATGTGGCAATGCATAATTAAACTCTCGTACAATGTCAATGAAGTTTGGGTTGAGTAGATTCTCACCGAACCCACTGAATGATATCTTGCCTTTGAATCCGTTTTCACCTAACTCTTCTGCAATCGTTGTTGCACCCTTGACGGTCATGTGTAGATTTCTATTAGGGAATACTTTAGGGTCGTGTCTAGGACAAAATACACATGTTCTATTACAGAGTTCGGTGCTATTGATTTCTACTGTAAGAATAGAGTCGAGAGGTTTAGAACCCTTGTTTCTTTCCCAATGTTTCTTTTCTTGTTCTCTACGATGTTCTAAGAAATCGTATTGGTCAACTGCTGTAATTGGAATGTTTCTATTATCTTCCACATTAACTACTTTGAGTAAGGTGGTTGATTGTCCCAACGATAAAACTCTCGTTTCTCTGAGTGCCAGTACCAACCAGTATTTTTCTGTTCGGTCTGAGGTGTAGTAGATTCATTATAGAGTCTACTTTCTTTTTTAAATTCTTTAGTTTCGTTAATCATGTTTAAGTACCATATTGCCATTCGTTTATTTATTGTATCTTACGACATACCATATGTCTAGGTGTTTCTTCAGTATCATTGAATATTTCTGTTTCATATTCTCCCTCATTGAACATATCTTTTGGTACAACTATAAACTGACCACAATCATCCTTATTAAAATTGTCTGACTTAGGATTGGCGTTTATTTGTCTAAAGAATATTTCTGATTGATATGAAGCCGCATCAAAGGGTAAGGGTTCAAATGACATAAGAAATTTATCATATCTTCTGTAGATGTTCATAACATCATACAATTGGTCGTCAAGATATCTACAACCTAGAATGGTTGATACTTCTGTTGGTAAGTCAATACGAAAGAGATTCTTTGTATTAAGACTCTCTTCGTATGATTGACATAATTCGGCGTTTACGATTTCTCGTATGGTTATCTTAGAAGTAACCGCCGTCTTGTATATTGGGGTTATCATTTTCACCTTCATCATCTTCAGCAGATACAAACTCACCACTCTCTTGGAGAGATGCAATGAACTCATCTACTTGTGTTAAGAAACTTGTAATCATTACTGCCTTAGTATCTTTAGTATCTAAAACAAAATCTAACATATTACCTTGTTCTAAAATTGCAGCCTTAGTCATTGCCTTAAGTTCTGACTCTGAAGGTATAGTGACCTCTTCGTATTCTTCTTCTTCTTCGACTTTCGCATTGTCAAGTTTTTCTTGAGCAGCTGCAAGCATATCTTCTTCGGTGTCGTA